TATTAAGCGAGAAGTATTATAATGGTATTATCAATTGTAGAATTGGTGGAAATAGTGTGAAAAACTTGTTTACAAATGACTAAAAGTATGGTATAATAGATATATAATGGCAAAAATATTAAAGTTTCCGACTCCGGAAATCAAAAAAGATAAAGAAGATGCTGATCTTCTTAATAAACTCAGCGATGAATGTGTTAATAACTCTCATTTCTTATTAGAAGTAATGGAAGAGTTTATTACAACTGGTGAAGTAAATCAAGACTTTATGTTAATGGATTTCAGAGATGAGACACAACAAGAGTCAAGAGATATGTTTGTGATTGTTAATATGTTAAACGCAATGTTTAATCGTTGGTACAATATGCCACATGGATTACATCAAACAATGGATAATGCTTACATTAAAATAAAAGAAATGATTCTTTTAAACGAAGAAGCAAATCATGATCTAGCTGAATTTGTATTTGAACCAGAAGATAGTGATATAGAATTTACGTTTACACCCGAGGAACCAGAAGATAATGATACTGATTGATTACAGCCAAATAGCGCTGTCTAATATAATTGTGCAAAAGCTCAATGATGAAAGCATGATAAGACATATGATACTTAACAGTATACGTATGTATAATAAAAGATATAGAGAAGAATATGGACAACTTGTTATTTGTGCCGATGGTATGAATACTTGGAGAAAGCAATTCTTTCCAGAATATAAAGCAGCTCGTAAAAAGAACAGAGATAGCTCAGGACAAGATTGGACTGAAATCTTTAGAATCTTACATACAGTTCGTGATGAGATCAGAGACTATCTTCCATATAAAGTCGTACATTTAGAAGGCGTAGAAGCTGATGATGTTATTGGTACACTTACAATGGAAACACAGCAATTTGGTCAAGCCGAACCAGTAATGATTATATCATCAGATAAAGACTTTATACAATTACAAAAGTTTAATAACGTAAAGCAATTTAGTCCAATACAAAAGAAGTTTGTGACTGATAAAAATCCAAGAACATATCTCTTTAATCATATTATGAGAGGAGATACTGGTGATGGAATACCAAATGTTCTTTCAGCTGATGATACCTTTATTACAGAAAAAAATCAAACACCACTGAGACAAACAAGGATTGACGCCTGGTTAGAAGATTCAGATAACTTAAGAGAATCTATGGATGACGAAGTATATCGTAACTATCAAAGAAATAAGAAGCTTATTGATCTTACTGACATACCAGAAGACATCCAAGAAACTATTATAAATACTTTTAATGAACAAGGTAAAACACCGAATATGAAAGTGTTGAACTATTTAATAAAGAAAAGATGTAATCATTTGATTGAAGTCGTGGAGGAATTTTACAATGGCTAGAAAATTAGTATCAGAGGTTTTAGAAGAAGCTTCAAAAATCATAAAGAAGAGCGATCGTATCGTTTTTTTAAGACAAAACAAAACACCAGGTCTTACAGATATATTGAGGATAAACTTCGATGACACTGTAGTATCTGCTTTACCAGCTGGAGCACCATCATATAAAAGAGATGATGCACCAAAAGGATATGAGTATACTCGGCTTAATAAAGCATATACTCAATTTAAATATTTCTTTAAAGGACCAGTCGCAAATGGTATGAAACCCTTAAAGAGAGAAGGATTATTTCTTAATCTATTAGAATCACTTAATCCTGAAGAAGCAGACTTATTAGTTGCAGCAAAAGATAAGAATATGAAATATAAAGGTATCACCAAAAAAATGGTAAATGAAACCTTTCCAAATCTTATTGTAAAATAAACCTTTACAAATACCATATTTTATGGTATAATATATATTATGAACATTTTTATACTTGACAACGATCCCGTAATTGCAGCACAAGAACAATGTGACAAACATGTTGTTAAAATGATTGTTGAATCAGCTCAAATGCTATCAACTGTTCATCGTATGCTTGATGGCGTTATGGAACGTAGACCATCAAAGTCTGGTGCAATGCTACAATACTGGAAACTTAACGATCAAAGAGAAAGTATACTCTATAAAGCATGCCATTTTAATCATCCATCAACAGTATGGACAAGAGAATCAAAAGCAAATTATCAATGGCACTATAAACATTTTATTGCTTTATGTGATGAATATACATATAGATATGGTAAAGTTCATTCCACTGATACAAAATTGAGAATAGCTTTACAACAAATACCAACAAATATTCCTGAAAAGCATATGACACCATTTAAACTTGCAATGGGTTCAAATCCAGAATGTATACTTGAAGACGCAGTTGAATCTTACCGTAGATTCTATGAAACAAAACAAAAAAGATTTACGATGGTATGGACAAAAAGACCTGTTCCTAAGTGGTTTAATGCGATATAAGATATACGAATATCGATATACCTTTAAAGGTAACTTTGCTTATGCAGCAAACTGTATAGAACATGCTCTTGATCTAATGGGACATGAAAGAGTAGAAGAAGATGCTGACCTACATATATACAATCATACTTGTAGAGATTTAGAACCTGATATGCCAGAGAATTCTATTATCTTTAAACCAACAGCTCCTACAAGTAAACATTTTCAAATAGATACCTTAGGATATGCAAACAGCGGATTTTATACATTTAATGAACCTGATTATAAAAACAGAGTCGTTGATAATACTGAATGGAATTATATAAATGATTTAATAGAACAGAGAGCTAATAAATGGGATGACTCAATATTACTTAAATGGAAAGATGTTAAAGAAGTAAGAGATGATCATATACTTATTATAGGTCAAATGCCAGAAGATGAAACAGTACATGGCTTTGGCTTTGGTGATCATTGGAAAAAAATGTGTATGATTATCGATAAGCTAAAAGACGAAAACTTAGTAATTAAATTACATCCAAGAATAGCAAAAGCTTCTCATATTATAAGAGATTTAAATAAACAAATAGAGCAATGGAAAGATGCTGGTCATCAAGTCATTACAGGTTATGAATCAATCCATAGTGTATTACCTAAAACAAGATTAGCTATTGTAGAAAATACAACAGCAGGAATAGAATGTATGATGCATGATGTTCCTATCATATCGCATGGATATCCTGACTATCATTGGATAACAAAAGATTTAAGAATACTTACTGAATTAAAAGGATATATAAAAGATATATCATGGTTTAATCAAGAACGATCTAGACAGTTTTTAATCTGGTATATATATGATTATCTATGTTTTGATATACCATCAACATATAATAGAATAGGAGAAATATTAGATGCCAACATATGAATTTAAAAATACTGAGACAGATGAAGTCTTTGAAAAGATTATGTCTTATGACAGTAAAGTAGAGTATTTAAAAGATAATCCACATGTGCAATCACATTATACAACAATGAACATAGATCATGATGGTGGTAAATCAGTTCTTTCAAGAGCTGGTGATGGATGGAAAGAAGTACAAAATAGAATTAAGAGTGGAATGCCACCAAGATTACGGGACAATATAAAAACAAAATGAGAAAAGAAGAAATAGTTAAACTCATCGAAAATCTTCAAAGCGAAGATAAAGGTGGAGAAATAGAAGGAATATTTTATGATAGATATGGCGGAAGGATCATTACTGATTCTATTAGGATTGACATGGATAGCGGTAGAATTATACTGGTACAAAAGGGATCGGAAAACTACGAAGTCAACAAAAAAAATTGGCAACAGGAGATAAGCTTTAATGTCAAAGACTAAAGAAGAAAAACTTTTACAAGTTGTTAACTTATCACCAGACGAAGCATGGATAGAAAGAATTGTAGATGTACATCCAATGAAACAAGTGGCTATTATGACAGTCGTACAAGTTCTTGTATTCTTTTTTATGCTAGGAGTAATGGCATTTACTAATTTATTTTTATGATATTTAAACATGAACCAGCAGATCTTGGTTATAACGATCTTGAAGCAGTCACAGGAGATAAAGGTAGATTCTATACAGATCCAGAAGGAAATAAGTATGCATCAGTTACTACAGTTCTTTCAATTCTTTCAGAAGAAGCAATACAAGCGTGGCGTGCACGCGTAGGCGAAGAAGAAGCAAATAGGATATCAAGGCAAGCAAGCTCAAGAGGAACAACTGTTCATAATATAATAGAAAAATATATTGCAAATGATCCTGAATATATTAAAGATGAAATGCCACATAACATACAAACATTTAAAGATATACAACCAATCTTAGATGAAAGCGTTACAAAGGTATATCAACAAGAAGCTCCGTTATTTTCTAAGCATTTAGGATTAGCTGGAAGAGTAGATTTAGTCGGCCAATGGAAAGGTGTTGATTCAATTATTGATTGGAAAACATCTCGTAAACTTAAAAAGAAAGAATGGATAAGTTCATATTTTATGCAATGTGCAGCTTATGCTATTATGTGGGAAGAGAGAACAGGAACACCAATTAAACAATTAGTTGTCTGTATTGCTGGTGATGAAGGACCACAAGTCTTTATTGAAGACCGAGATAATTGGACAAAGGAGTTAATTAATACAATTAATGAATATAAACGAAGAAAACTATTTGGGAGATAGAAATGGCAAATTATAGAGGAAGACTTTTAGAAACTATAAAAACATCAGCAAAAGCTAATGTTGATAGACATTTGATGAATGCAGAAGTTTTACTTGGTAGTCACGTTGGAGTTGCAGAACACAGCGATATGATGGAAACTATTGAAAAAGAACTTTTAGAAGTAGCTAAATACCAAGATATATTAGAATCAATAAAACTAATAGGCAAATAAAACTTATAAATAGATATTTACATTTACTTAAAAGTATGGTATAATATATCTATGAAAAAGTTTAACGAGTTTTTAGCTGAAAGAGCTGGCAAAGGCTTAACTGTCTTTGATATTGATGATACATTATTTGTGTCAAAAGCTCGTGTACTTGTAAAGAATACAAATACTGGACAAACTAAGGCTTTAACTCCAATGGAGTTTAATAGTTATAAGTTAAGAAAACATGAAGAGTTTGATTTTGGTGAATTTAAATCAGCCAAGATCTTTTATCAAACTGCTACACCAATTGGTCGTATGGTACAAAAGGCCAAAGCAATTATAAACAATGCAACTAAAAAAGGTTCAAAGGTTATTATTGTAACAGCAAGAAGCGATATGGATGATAAAGATCTCTTTATTAAAACATTTGAAGCTCACGGTATACCAATGAAAAATGTATATGTTGAAAGAGCTGGAAATATGAGTGGTAAAAATAGTGCAGCCAATAAAGCGATTATTTTTAGAAAGTATTTAAAAACCGGTGAGTATGCAAGAATAAGACTCTTTGATGACCACAAAGAAAACCTTCAAGCACTACTTGATTTGAAAAAAGAGTTTCCTACAGTAGAAATGTTTGCTTATTTGGCAGACCTAAAAGGAAGCGTAAAGAGAATAAAATAATGCCTATAAAATTAACAAAGAGCGCATCTGTACGTGATAGAGCTACAGGAAAAGTAACAGTACAACATGATTATATTAAATCACACTCAACAAAAGATTTAATTGAAAAATATAACACTGGTACTAAACCAAAAGTTAAACAAAAAATTAAAAATGAATTAGTAAGACGTGGTGGTGTGGTATTTAAATAATGGCTAAACCAAGAACAAGTGGTATCAGTGGTATTACTCCAATTCGAAAAGGTACTTCAATAGGAAGAAATCCTAAATCGAGAGCAACCATGAATAAAGCTAAAAAGAGAAGTTTTAAGAAATATCGTGGACAAGGAAAATAAAATACCAGAGAATACTATTCGTATTAGTTGCTCAGTAGATATACCATATGATCATAATGTATTAAATTATGGAGATAAATCCAGAAAAATATTATTAGATTATATTAAAAATGGTGGATATTATGTCGTCACAAATGGACCGAATAAAAGAAGTACTTAATTTAGAGGAGTACAAAAAGAAACAAAAGAAACAATTTAGAAGAAAGATTCTAAGTACAATACTTGCAATAGGACTTATTACTGGAGCAGTATTATTTTGGATATATTATGGATAATAAACAATGGCATGGTGGAAAAGGATCAAAGAGAAGAAATTCAAATGATTCTTTATACGCAGATAATTGGGAAAAGATCTTTGGTAAAAAGAAACCAGAAGTCACTGTGCGTAAAGAAACACCAAATCATGCCACTACACAAATTCACAAAGATCAGACAAAAGTCATACCGAGAAGGTATAAATATAATAACGAGGAACAAATATGAGTATAGATATAGATCAATTTGATTTTGGTTTTACAGCTGTTGATGAAAACGAACTAGAAGCTGTACAGAAATTATCAACAGAAGCTTCAACAGTTGCAGCATCTGCAGAAATAAATGAAGAAAAACTTAATAAGCTCTATAATGCTATATTGCCTCTCTTATCAAATTTAAAAGCAAACCCAGAAAAGGATTATATCTACTGGCCAAATAGAACAGAAAAAGTAGAAGCCTTTGAAGATTTAATATCAGGGATAGTTAAATAATGGCAATACCAACTACTGGATCAATTAAAATGGGAGGTACTGGAACTAATAGTATCGCTCAAGTCAAAGCAGGTACCGATACAGGTACTCCATCGGCAGTTCAAAATGTATCATTAAGAGGATTATCTGTTGATGGTGTTAATGATTTTCAATACACCGGTGGAGCAGCTGTAGATATTGCTGTATCTGGAAGCTCTCCTGATCAAACTGCTCCACATGCTATGTCAGAGTTTCGTGGATACGTTCAAGCAATACAAACCGTTTCAAATGTACAAAATTATACTGGAAACCGTGCAGCTGAATTTTCTGCGATATTATCATATTCAGGTGGCTTTGGTGCTGATAGTATTACTTATCAATTAGTTATGAGAACATCAACAAGTGGTAGTAATTATGTTGCAACTCTTTATGTAGAAGAAACAAGTGATTCATTAGGTGTATATAATAGTGCAGGAATGACAACAGGAACTTTATATCCAGTTCAAACTGTTACATTTACACAAGGTAATTGGCCAGATAGTTATGCATTAGATCATTCAGTTTCAATCCAAAACAGTGGCGGAGCTATAAATCCATCGACAAGTTTAGTTGCTGGAACAGGAGAAACTTATACTTCCGGAAGTAATTGGGATAATACAACATTCGAACTTTTAAATCCTACAACAAATACTGCATTTAAAACAACTCATTTAACTACAGGAGAATGTTTTACAGGAACTGTGTTATATACTGATACATATAGTCTTAAATTTATTAAATCAGGATATCCAACTTTAACAGCTGCTACATTTAGTATATCTTGTGAACAGGATATGTCTCATTCAGGAATTTGCCCATAATGTCAAATATACAAGCACCAATTTCAGAAACATCTATCTCTAAAATAAATAATAATAACTTTATTATTACAATGGGGCCTGGTGAATGGACAGAAAATAGAACTGATGGAATTATAAAATCAATTGATTTTATAATTAAAGGGTGGTTAAATGATAATGCTCCTACAATAGATAGAGAAATGCATAATGGAGATACTATAAATCATTTGCAATGGGGGCAAACAGGCTCAGTAGAAGAATCATTTAATTGGGTCGTACCAGAAGATTTACAAACAACAGCAACATGGCATGGGCATAATCATCCACATGATGAAGATAATGATGATCTATATGGAACACGATCAAAACAATGGTTATCACTTATAAAACAAACTGATGAATATATAACAGCACATGCTTCTGTTATATCTCAATTGGAGGCACTCTAATGTTTTGGAATAGTAAAGACATCGACATAGAACAATTAAAAGAAACACTCAAAGTAGATGAAGGTGTAGTATATAAAATATATAAAGATCATCTTGGTTATCCTACATTCGGAATAGGACATCTAGTTATAAAAGAAGACAAGGAATTCGGTCAGGAAGTTGGCACTGAAGTTTCAGAAGATCGTGTAAACGAATGTTTTGAAAAAGACGTGCAATCAGTGATCGAGGATTGTAAAAAACTACATGATGGTTGGGATGGTTATCCACAAGAAGTGAAACAAATCGTTGCAAACATGATGTTTAATATGGGACTCACGCGCTTGAGCAAATTTAAGAACCACAATGCAGCGCTGCAAAGTGGTGATTGGAAGGAGGCTGCCAAAGAAGGCAGAGATTCGAAATGGTACACGCAAG